CGACCCTTGTTCAGGGTGATAACACACTCTCAGCAACCTCTGTAACCATGGATATAAATATTGGAGATGCTACTCTATCCAGCTCACTTACGTTATCAGCGACAAGTGTAGAGATTCCTATAGTATTTGGTTCAGCTGCTTTAGATCTTGGGGATGGGAGCCTTAATGCTTCCAGTGTAACTATTGATGTTTCCATGGGTGATGCGACCATAAGCGCAACTCCTATTAGTATATCTGGAGCAACCTCTTTAGAAATTCCGATTATTCCTGGAGATGCAAATATAAACCTAGGTACACTAGGATTAGTAGCATCCTCTGCAGATATATCAGTTGAAGTAGGAAATGCCGGTATAACTGTAGGAGCTGTAACGCTGAGTGCAGCCTCTGCAGAGATCGTTATTGATTATGGTACTGCAACTCTTGATGCAGACAATGTTATAAGCGCTAGCAGCGTTGAAATGGCGATAGAAATAGGGAATGCAACCCTATCTACAAGTACAGTGTTCCTCGCAGCCACCAGCTTAGAGATAGATGTTGATATTGGTGATGCAGCTATAGTATTCCCACCTGTATTCTTATCTGTAGATGGTTTGAATATCCCAATTGTTGTTGGTAATGCTTCATTAACGCAGTCATTCCAAAATATAGATGCAACAGGTTTAGAAATAGACATTGTTGTAGGTAATGCAGACCTCACAATAGGTACAGCAATCCTTTCTGCGAGTAGTGTAGAGATTCCTATAGAGATTGGATCAATAACACTATCCGGAGCCCTTAATGTATCTGCCTCAAGTGTAGTAATTCCGATAGTTGTTGGTGATGCTGACATAGATTACCACACCTTCTTAGCAGCTACCGGTATTGAAATTCCTATTGTAGTCAGGGGCGGAAGACTCTTATCAGAATTAGCCGCTTCAGAAGACAGAGGTATTGAAATTGAAGCGATCGACAGGACTATAGAGATTGAATTAATGGATAGGACGATTGAAATTGAGTCCTTGGATAGAACAATAGAGTATGATATTCAGGATAGGTGTATTGAAATACAATTACTGGATAGAACAATCAATATAGGAAAGTAATATGAAGAAAACATGGAAGACTACGTTAGATCATGAGGGTGATCATACCTATAAAATAGATTTCAGTAAAGAAATGACGAATTTAGGACACACCCTACAATCAGTAGCGTTAACATTAAGCACAGCAGCAACTGCTGCAGGGCTTGTGGTCTCTTCAGAAAATATTGTAGGTGATGTCTATTACTGTAAATTCAGTATTCCGAATGTGTCTAATCAAGACTTTAGTTCAAAAGGACAGACCTTAGATATGGAAGTGATTTACACCTCTAGTGGGGGTGAGGTAGATGCATTTACTGCATCAATCCATATTAAAGATAAATAATTAATTGATTTTAACTATATAAAGCCTATATACTAAATTCTTTTAAAGGAATGGTATGTCTACATTATTATCTGAAGAGCAGTTTATTAAGGTGCTCCCCCCTAAGATGAGAAAGTCTGTTAACCCGGGTTTAATGAAAGCCATTAACGGAGTTATTAGTGATCCAACTATAAGGGATTCTTTCAGAGAAAACTTATTAAGCTATACGAGTGTTATGGCTGACGGTAAGTTTAAAATGCCACAGTATTTAGAAGCCGTGCATTATGTCAGTTATAAATTATTTGGTTCAAGCAATATAGAGGCTTACTGTAAAACCTTTCCAGACAGATATCAAAGATTCTTAGATAACGGTGTAACTGATAAAGCTATATCCAGTTATGTTAACGCTTATAATAATGGTAAGCTTGTTAATCTTATTATGGAACAGACCATGGTTCCTACTTATATTCTTAATGCGGATATATACCAAAAAGCTATTAATACCCAAGCAGAATTAATGACCACAGCTAATTCAGAGAAAGTTAGATCTGATGCGGCAAACAGCTTGCTTACTCATTTGAAGGCACCAGAGAATACTAAGGTAGAACTGGATGTCACAATCAAAGAAGACAAGTCAATTACTGATTTGCGTAAGACCACAATGGAATTAGTGGCCAAGCAGAGAGAGCTCATTAAAAATGGGGATATGAACGCTAAAGAAATAGCTCATTCTAAGCTATTGGTTCAAAATGATGCTGGAGAGTACGAGGAGAGCATGATTGACGTATCCCCTTAGTATTGAAACAGATCGTGATGATGATCATGTAAAAACTGTTGAAGAGCATGTTAATAGTATTGCTTATGGAACAGACGGAAACTATATCCCTAGCGACTTTGCACTAGAGTTTATCACATTTATTAAATTAGTGAATGGTGAGGCCGGGGAAGAGAACTTAACACCTGTATTACATTATAGAATGTTGGATCAAGTAAGAGGCAAGAGGAAGAACATCGTAAATATGTTGTTTCGTGGCGCCGCTAAGACTACTTTGTTGGGCGAATATCTGTTTTTATACTTGGGAGTTTATGGTTCTCTTCCCGACTTTGGTAAGATAGAGCTTGCTCTCTACGTATCTGACAGCATCGAAAACGGTGTTAAGAATATGCGTAAAAACTTAGAGTATCGCTGGGAGAATAGTGACTTCCTAAAAGAATATATACCACATACAAGGTTTACTGATGTCAGATGGGAATTTAAAAACAAAGCGGGCAATATATTTGTTGTCAAAGGATATGGAGCGAAAACTGGTGTACGGGGAAGTAAAGAAATGGGTGTTCGCCCTGTGCTTGCTGTCTTGGATGACTTGGTTTCTGATGAAGACGCTAGATCGCCTACAGTTATTGCCTCTATAGAAGATACAGTCTACAAAGCTATCGACTATGCGATGCATCCTACCAAATCCAAAGTGATATGGTCAGGTACCCCCTTCAACTCAAAAGATCCACTATACAAAGCGGTTGAGTCTGGTGCTTGGCACGTTAATGTGTACCCAGTGTGTGAGAACTTTCCTTGTTCTGAAGAAGACTTCAGAGGTGCGTGGGAAGATCGCTTCACATATGAGTATGTTAAAGAGAAATATGATAAAGCTTTCAAGGCAGGTAAGATTGATACATTCAATCAGGAGCTTATGCTTCGAATTATGTCTGATGAAGATAGATTAGTCCAAGATACAGACATATCATGGTATTTACGTAAGACTGTTCTTGAAAATAAGAGCAGATTCAACTTTTACATCACCACTGACTTTGCTACGAGTGAGAAAACCTCTGCAGACTTTAGTGTGATATCAGTATGGGCTTATAATAATGTTGGTTCATGGCTCTGGGTGGATGGAATCTGCGCAAAGCAGCTTATGGATAAGAATGTTAATGATTTATTCAGATTGGCTCAGATCTACTCCCCTCAACAGGTAGGTGTAGAGGTATCAGGACAACAGGGGGGCTTTATTCCTTGGATCCAAAGAGAAATGATGACACGTAATCAATACTTCACGTTGGCAAGCGAGAATAACAATAATAAGCCGGGAATTAGACCTAATACTAACAAGATGGAGCGTTTTAATGTTATGCTCCCTATGTTCAAGCAAAATAAGGTCTATTTCCCTGAAGAACGTAAAACCAGTCCTGAAATGGTTGAATGTATGACTGAACTCTCCCTAGCAGCCAAGGGAGGCTTCAAGAGTAAGCATGATGACTTTATTGATACAATTGCTATGCTCGGTGTACTTAGTCCATGGAAACCTACTCAAGCAGGGGATATGCATGATAAAGATAATACGGGTTTGTGGGACATTGAAGTAGAAGAATCAAAAAACAGCTTGGGTTCTTATATAGTTTAGAGTAATAATTACTGATTAAATATTTAAGCAGAGGATTCAATCATGCTACTTTCAGAAATCTTTGACCAGCTAACGTATGGTGAATTAAAGCAACTAGATATGGGTGGTGATGATGGTGGAGCTATAGATCAGAAAGATTATCCTCAAGTTGTTGCGCATGTTAACCTAGGTTTAACAGAACTCTATAAACGATTTCCTATTAAAATGAGAACAGTAACAATTGAACAAGATGCTTCTATTGGGACTTACTTTTTAGATTCTACTTTTTCTGCGGTGGATGGAACAGCAAGCACCCTGTATCTAATAGATACTGTTGCTGATCGGTTTATAGATAATGTTTTAAAAGTAGAGAAAATCCGAGATGTAGACGGAGATCTACTGGATTTTAATGATGCTAACAGTATTACCTCCATTAATACTTATGATTATAATGCGATATCTATTCCTAACCCAGTTACCGGTACATTCATTAGTGTAGAGTACCGTGCAGATCATGATCCAATTTCACCAATTGAATTAGATCCAACAACTGTAGAAGTGAAGCTACCAAGAAGTCTACTTGCAAGCTTACTTCAGTATGTAGGCTATAGGGCGTATGCTACGACTCCACCTATTGATGGAGTTGACAGATCAGGGCAATATCTAGCTAAATTTGAGGCTGGACTCACAAAACTTGTTAACCTTGATCTTATCAACGATGTTGAGAAAGAGAATCAGAAGCTGTGGAATAATGGATGGCCGTAACCCCTAAAACCTCCAACGTCGGAGGTGTTCAAATACATGTTGATGCTGCCTATAATAATATTAAACAGGTAGCAGATAACCTAGAAGCATTACTAGCCTTAGAAAACTACTTCAGTAATATGAATGGAATTTATCTAGGGGAGTTTGCTTCTGCTCCTTCATTGAGAGGAGATACAACTGCTCTGCAGAATGGTGATCATTATTTTAATACTGATAACACCATTATGTACACTTATTTAGATTCTGCTTGGATTTATAGTCCGGTGTTTTACACACAAGCTGCTTTAAACACTGCAGTAGGAGCAGGCCCCTTTCATACTTGGGTTGCTTATGCAGATGATAACATCGGTACCGGTATATCAGAACAACCGGGAAGTAGAGAATATATAGGTTTTGCTTTAGGTAATTCAGTTGCTGCAGTTAGTATTTTAGATCCAGATATATTTAATTGGTCTAAGATCACCGGAGCTGACGGCATTGATGGTGTCGACGGCGCTGACGGTGCGCAAGGAATCCAAGGCGACGCAGGAGCCGCTGGGTTAGATGGAGCAGACGGAAGTGACGGAGCTAAAGGTGATCAGGGTGATCAAGGAATAAAAGGTGATACTGGAGACACGGGGGCTACCGGAGCCGCAGGCGGAACCGGTGCAACCGGTTCGCCGGGTATAACAGGAGATACGGGCCCTAAAGGGGATATCGGCTTAACTGGTTCTACTGGTTTAACAGGCCCTGCCGGAACTGATGGAGCTGATGGAGCAACAGGGCCTGCGGGTTCTGCAGGTGCTAAAGGTGATAAAGGTGATACTGGGTCTCAAGGAATCACTGGTGCAACAGGTCTCACAGGAGATAACGGAATTCCAGGGACTGCAGGCTTAAGCGGAATAGCTGGCCCTGCAGGAGCAACAGGTTCTAAGGGAGACAAAGGTGACACAGGGTTAACTGGGTCTACTGGTGCAGCAGGGATCGATGGAATAGACGGATCTGATGGCACAAATGGAACTAATGGAAGTACAGGAGCTACAGGAGCTACAGGTACTACTGGCCCAACTGGGGCTAAAGGAGATACCGGAAGTACTGGTGCTACTGGTGCTGGAGGTTCAACTGGAGCTCAAGGCCCTCAAGGAATTCAGGGATTAACTGGAGATACCGGAGCCCAAGGAATTAAGGGAGATAAAGGAGACACTGGTGATGCAGGAGCAGATGGTTCTGATGGAAATGTAGTTATACAAACTCCTGTAGAACCTTCAAGTATATCTGTATATCCTTTAAGCGAATCTATAAGAATTACATGGTCTGTACCTAATTACTCAGGGCACTGGTACACTAAAATATACAGAACCACATGGGATGGCATTACTCCCCCGACTTTTGATGAAGGAGACTTCCTGCAGTCAGTACAGGGAGATTACTTTGACTACGCCGTAACTCCGGATACTGATTATTATTATTGGCTTAAACATGTTAATTTAGATGGAACAGAGTCTACTGTAAGTGGGGGCAACGGAACCAAAACACTAATAGGTGTCTCAGATGATATTGATTGGGTCACTCTATCTAATTTAGATGCAGTTTTAGAAGCTAGATTAAATCAAATAGATACAACATTGATTGATGGTGAAGCAGGCTTATTAGGGGCTATGGCAGCTATAAGAGGTGAATATGATATTCTTGACGCTGCTTTTGCTGATGTTGAGGATGATTTGATAG